CCAGGCATTACCAAAGCCTCGGCTGCGCGCAAGAGTCAGTACGAACAAGTGGTCAGCGCCGTCGGCTATCATGGGGATCTCCTCGTGACGGCCGCCGGTAAGACTCTCAAGGGAAGTGGCCCGGTTTATCTGTGGCACACAGCCAGTACGCAAAAGGGTTTCTCGGGCAGCCCGATCTTTAATGGCAAGAGCGTCGTTGGGATGCATATCTCAGCACACGACGTCCCTGGCCAACAGAAGAACGTTGCCATCCGTTACGAAGCCATTGCTTACTATTGCAGTGTGGCTACTGAGCCGGACACCGCCGGTCTTGAAGCATACGACTACACCTCTGATGCTCCTACCATCGAACAAGATGAGTACGGCTTCAAGTTTAAGGGTCGCCGTGCGACGATCGAACGGTTCGACGGGGACTTAATCTACCTCGCCGAAAACGGACAGGCCTGGTACGGATACGAGGAAGAGGAGATTCGCAGGAATCACCCCGGTTACGCCGAGCGCGAAGCCGAGGAGGACGAGATGGATCGCCAGCTTACACGGACCAAACCACGCTACAGCGTAAGATACGATGATGAGGGGGCGATCTTGCCCGACGTACTGCCGGCCGAAGTTACTGTGCACGGAGTAGTCGAGGGGGACAAGCGCCCGAAATTGTATTGCCAAGCGTCAGCCGTAGAGCAGCCAGAAGTGGCCGCTTACCTTGATAGCAAAACAGAGGAGCTCAGCAAGCTCAACTACCAACCCGAAAAGTACCTCTACCCTGAAGTCAACTCTGTAACGGAGCGGATTTCGTGTGAGAAGCACCTCAACAAGTTTGTGGAAAGAACAAAGACGATCACAGTGCCCCCGTCGGACCTCGAAAAGAGGAAAACCGTCGCGATGGTGCTGGCGTTGATGGCCCACAACAAGTATGAGCCGGATCCGGCCTACAAGACCAAAGAAGGTCTCGTAGCTCTGCTGGATTCTAGTCTCGTCAAGCCCAACAAGTCACCCGGTCGTCCATACCTCTCGGAAAAACTTGCCACGAATGCTGCCGTACTCGAGCAGTATACTACGGCCGGTTTCGCGGAGATGGTTCTCAACCGGTGGAATGAGAAAGGGTTCGACCTGCGCGTCTTCCTCAAGAGTGAGCCCACCAAACGGGAGAAGTTGGACGCTGGGATGGCGCGAGTCATCACCGGAATGCCTCTGCACAAGATGGTGCAGCATCAAGCGATTTTCAAGGATCTGATTCAGACAGGCGTCGAGAACTGGGGCAAGTCACCTATCGTTGGTGGCTTTTCGCCAGTCGTCGGCGGTCACATTCAGAACCTTGCATTGCGCTTCAAAGGCCGCAAGGTGTATGGCTCGGACAAGCCCTGTTGGGACTACATGTACCATCAGTACTTGTTCGAAATCCTCGAAGAAGTCCTCGTAGAGCTTCCCATCAGGACGTCGGATTGGACCGATGAAGGGTGGGAGGCTTACCTGCAAGACATTCGCGACGCGGTTCGCGAGGTTAGCACTGACGCAAACTATGTGTGCAGTGATGGAACAACTTTCAAGACCACGATGGGTGGAGCAATGAAGAGCGGCTGGGTGCTGACCTTCTTCGCGAACTCCGTCGGGCAGCTGATCGTTGACTCACTCATCAAAGTGCGGCTGGGCTGGAGTGTCGACCAGGTGACGCAACCAGAAAACGCCATTATGGTTGGTGGAGACGACGTCCTGCAGACGTTCCCTGACGGGTTCGACACGAAGCAATACATCGCAATCGCAGCGAAGCTGGGCCTAGAACTGACAGAGTTCGAAGTCCGCGACTCGTTCAACGGTTCCGAGTTTTTCTCTCATGTCTTCCACGCCAAAGACGGAGCATGGACGTATGAACCCACTCGTTTTACCAAGCACGTAGCGAAACTGCGGCGGACCAAACTGAGCGACCTTCCTGACGCTCTGGTCAACCACATGCGCAATCACGTCTGGATGAACGGCAATTTCGGGTTTTTCCGCGCCATGTATATGGCGTTCCGCAAGGATCACCCTGACCTCTTTGAGAAGCACAAGCTCAAGTCGCAAAACGAGTTGAGGAACCTTGTGAGAGGTCTCGAGGCCAGTTGGTAGGTACTGTGAACCTACTTGTGTGTTACGTGTCGTGTCGTTTTGCGTAGGAAGGAAGGTGGTGCAAATTTATGTTAAGAATTCATGTCCGGTTTATTCGGGCTAATGGCAAGTGCTGCTGGTGGCTTAGCTTCTACGCTCCTTGGCGGTTCTCTCGGGAAAGTGATTTCAAATGGATTCTCATCCGTAGGGAAGTTCATATCCGGAGCAGTGAACGCAGGAGCGTCGGCGCTGGGCATCATCAAAGATCGAGCCACAGACGCGAGGGATCTCTGGGGCACAGGGCAAAACCTGTACAACAGGACCTCAACCATGATGGCTGCCGCCAAGAGCGGTGGCCTAACAAACGATTCTGTCAGGACCTACGTTGGAGAGGTCGAGCAAGCGGCTGCCAAGGGAATGCAGACGTATCAAAGGACTCAACAGAGTGCCGAGCAGATGCGCCAGCTTTACCAAGGAGTGCGCGCCGACTACCGAAACGTGGTGAACGTCAGGAGCGGCCAAATCACCCGACCGGATCTCTATTCCGGCCAGACCACAGTTTACAACCCGATGTACCAGGGGCGACAAGTGTCGGCCCCTCAAGCATACGATCCGTACCGTGGCTGAGCCGGTGGAAGCGTTTGAGAAACGCGGTCCCGTCCCATCCGTCCTGGCAGGAGGTGGTGCAAAATGACCAAAACCAAGACCAAAACCAAGAAGACCGCAGCTCAGTCGCGCGCCAACATTTCCAAGTTGGCCCGCCAGCTGATCTCCGGCAAAACCAAGCGTGCGGCCCCTTCCAAGGGCCGCACGACGGGCGCCAGCATGGGGCCCGTCAGCACGATCAACTCGGCTCCAGTCGCCATCGGCAACTCGATTCGGGGAACCCAGAGCCTCGTTCGCCCGATCGCAAACGGCGTTCGAGTAGTTGGTCGTGATTTCATGTTCACGCCAATCGGCACGGTTTCATCCGTCACCGGCTGGTGTATGAGCGGTGGGACACCCCTCTCCCCTGCCGCTTTCGGCGATTCTATCATGCGCCAGTACATGCAGATGTACCAAAAGTTTCGTTGGAAGAATCTCGTTGTTCACTACATCACGAGTTCGGCCACGAGTACCTCTGGTGACGTCATGTTCTATCGCGCGAAGAATCGCGACTCCGTTTTCGTCAACCAAACGTCAAGTAGTCTCCTACCCTTTGTTATCTCTGATCCTCAGACTGTGATCGGTCCTCAGTGGACTAATCACTCTGCAGCGATTCAGGTTACAGGCACTTGGAAGTCAACTGACTATGGTATGAATTCGGACATCAACGAGTTCGCGGATGGTGAGCTCTTCTTGTTGACCAAGACATCCTCGACAGAAAGTCCAGGCTACGTCTTGTTCGACTACGAGGTGGAGTTTGCAGAAATGCAGATCTCGCCTCGGTTGTTGAGCTTGCCATTACCGCGGTGTCAATACAGCAACGCTGTCCTTACGACGACGAGTGCTAAGACACAGGGGACGGAAGCCGATTTCCTCCTCACATCCGGAACAAATTTGAGCGGCACGACCTCTGCCGTCCCCACGGGCTGGTCCCAAGGGGACGTCTACAAGATCGTGTTTGACGCTACAAATTCCACGTTCACCGTAGGCACCGTTGCAAACGTGCTCCAGATCAACGTAAACGCGGCCACGACCGAATCGCTATCGATCACAGATGGGTTAACCCTCTATGCCGTAGCGGCCACGTCTGGTGGGACGATTTCGTTGTACACGAGCGCAGCAGCTGCCTATGCTTGCGCAAATCCGTTGCAATACGGAGCCAGCCTAACATTCAACTTCCAGATCCAATGCTGGTTCAGCCTCATCGGCTGCATCAACAATGTGGGCCTGAAGCCAAACTTCTAGGTTAG